TTCATCTTTGATTAATAAACCTAATATATAGTGTTTACAAATAGTCCCATAATAAGAATAAGCCTTTTTACCTCTACCATTTTCAAATTTATGAGCCTTTGTCATTAGGAAGGAAAGGGTGTCTGAATGTAAATCTTCAAACGTTTCACCTTTCCTATATAATTTATATCTCCTAATGATTGATTCAATCATCTTATCTAATGGCGCTTTAAGCCATTGATTATAGATAAGATTTCGTTCTAAATTGTCAGTTGTTGATAGATAACGAATAACAGCTTCTTCCTCTTCTGGACCAAAGTACATATCATTTTTTCTTTTACGCCCTCGTTTTACAATCATTACACATTTGTTGACTCATATGTTAGTTGTCTATCTTTTTGGAAGAATGACTCTTTTTTAGCTTGTGCTAACCACCATCTAGTTTCGTCTGGTGTCATAGTTTCTTTATAATTAGCAAATAATGAATCAGGTCTTTGATTAACGTGTTTATAACCAAATTTAGGGATAACCATAGTTCTAACTGATTTAAATGTCATTCTTAATAAAAATTCATAAACAAATGTCAATTTAATATTAGATTTAAAACCACCAAATGATTCAATAATAGATTTTTTAATCACCATACCATCAGTATTAAAATTTTGATAAGTTAATAATGCTTGGTTGTCTAAAACACCTAATTCATCAGAAAAGCTATTAGCCCATACAGCTTCATTTGTGAAACCAATAAATGATTGGTTTTGGTCAACATCAACAACGATAGGTAAAAATAATTCTACATCAGAATGTGCTGTTCTATATTCAATAACATTTTTAAACCAAATTTTAGCATATTCATCATCAAATTCTAAAACACTAACCCAATCAGATTTTGATACACTAATACCATAATTGATTTGTGATGCGAAATCTGTTTCACCTTCATTTTCAGCAATAGTAACATTATTTGTGTAATCACCGTAATCGAATGATTTAACGTATGTTGCAACTTCACTACCTTTAGGTACGACAATTACTAATTCAGATGGTCTAACTAATTGTTCTTTAACACTTTCAACAGCATTGTTGAATAATTGTTTTGTTGTTTCATCATTTAATTTATGTACAGGTAGTATAACAGAAATATTATTATTAGTTTCTTTCATTTTAATATGTTTTTTTTATTTTATTATTTTATTATTAAAGATTAAGCTGTAACCTTTGTGTTATTTAATAAGTTAGTAACTTCGTTTGTTCTATTTTCAACTAAACCATTATAAACATTAGTTAAGATTTCTTTTTGTTTTTCAGAAGTATACTGACCTTGAGTAGATTTGATATTTTCAATTAAATCAGTAGGTACATTATCTTCGAACCATAATTTCATATAAGTAGCGATTAATTCAGGGATGTTTATAGTCGTGTTTGTCCAAACACCGTTTCCTTTAATCACAGGGTTACCAGACTCATCTGTTGTTTCCATCCATTCAGGGATAAGGTTAGGGATTTTACCTATAACTGGTGTGTTACATTCCATCGCTTCAATAGGGAATGTTCCAAATCCTGCTGTCTCATCTGACCAAACAGCTAAACAAGCGTCAGCTAATTCGTTAGCAAATTGTTCTCTAGGTAAACCTCTTAAATCTTTAAAAGTAACCCATTTATAGATAGGGTATTGTAAATAGAATGATTTAGCTATTTTAGATGCGTCACCTTGATTTCTACATGATAAAACGATAACAGGTTTTTTAGGTGTTTCATTCGGTTTAAAATAAGTAGGGATAGATACTGGTACAACATGTGTTTGAATACTAGGGAATAATGTTTTTAAATAAGAAGCTTGTCTTTCGCTAGTAGTAATTACATCATTAAAACCGTAATCAACATTCCATCTCTTACCGATAGGTAATAATTCTAATAAATAATCATAACTTTGAGATAAAACAATTTTTTTACAAGGAAACCCTTTAATTTGGTCCATGATATTAGCAAAAATTTCTGGGATAACAATAAAATCAGCTGGTGTGATGTTTAATTGTTGGTTTTCAATTGAAACGTGTGGTAATGAAGCATATTCTTCACCTAACCAATCAGCAATACCTTGACCTTCAGCAGTACCTCTAACTCTATAATCATTTTTTTCATGTAATATAGCAGCATTATAACCTAAATCAGTAAGTAATTTAACATGTTCGTAAATGTTAGCAATACCAGCAGTTGGGTTACCTTTAGTGTCCAAAGTAAAAAAATAAAACGTAAAATTTTTATTTTTTAAGTTTGTTAAAATTGTCTCAATTTGAGTTGTTTGGTCTTTTGTTTGTTCTTCCATTTTATTTATTTTTTTTATTATTAATATTGTTATTATTCTTGTTCTTTTAAAACACCTTCTTCCATTAATGTGTTGAAAGCTAATTTATATGCGAAAGGTGTTTTGCTTAATCCTCTTTCAGCACCCATTGATTCGTCAATATCATCATTATAATCTATAATTGTTTCTAAACATAATCTTAAGATATCGTATTTTGTCCCATCAATTTCTTTCCCTTTTTCACGTTTATTTTCGGTTGTTATAACGCTAATAACGTTATCTTTTTCATCTTTAGTTGTAACAGTATTGACTTCTATTTCATATCCAGGTTTTAAACTTCCTTTAGCACTTATAGCTTTTTCCAAAGCTTTCATGTCAATGTAATAAATTTTATCACCAAATTCAATCATAAATAATTAATTTATTTCTTCGTAAGTTGTTATTTTAGTATTTAGAATTTTATTTCTAAGTTCTTCGTTTTTTATAAACTCTAATATAGAATCAATAGCATAATCAGCGGTAACATCTTTATTATAACTAGTATTAACCTTAACACTAATTTTACCGCTAGGTTTATTTTGTAGAGCTATTGGATTCGCTGTTATTAATATATCTAAATTTTCCCATTTATCAATAGTATTTTGAACAAATCTAACATTTTCTATTCGACAACCAGTTTTTGATAAAAAGAAAAATGTTGCTGGAATACTCTTGTTAACTTCTCTACTAACTAGTTCTATTTGATGTTCTCCATCATCTTTAATGTCCATTAAAAAATTATTAAAGTGGTTCATTAAACCATCTGACATTTGGTCGGCATGACCAAATATTTCTAAAGGTGCTTCTAGATATAAGAATTGATTTAAATCATCAATTGATTTAAAATTAAAATACTCTAAAAGATTTAAGGATTTAATATCATCCTCATTATAGTCTACTGTACCTGAATCAGCTTTATACTTATTATAAGTGTAAACTAATTGGTTTAAGTAACTTCTTAAAACTTCATTTAATGTAATACCTATTTTCATATTAACTAATATAGTAGTTAATATGAAATAAGTAAATTAAATTTTGATTTTTTTTTATAAATTAATTAAATAGTTTTTTAAACCATTCTTTTAATTTTAAAAAATTATTTTTAGGGGTAGGCTGACTGCGTGATACCGCTGGTTTTATTTTAACAATTTCGGGCTCTTTAAACATTCCAATAAAATACGTTGTAAGTCTATGTCTAACAACTTCTGTTTCTGAGAATTCAACTACTGAAACACCTTCAATTGGGTTAGCTTTAACTCTTTGAGCTAAACGTTCAAGTGAACTATCTCTTTTATCTCTCAAATCAATTTGACCACTATCACCTAAAACAATGACTTTAGTATTATCAGAAAAACGTGTTAAAAAAGTTTTTGCATTATCATGAGATATATTTTGGAATTCATCAATTATGATAATAGCATTAGTAAACGAACGACCTCTAATAGCGCCAAATACCTCCATTTTAATAACACCAATTTCAATCAATTTATTAGTATTAAATTCACCAATAAGTTTATGGAAAGCATCTAAATAAGACATCATATGAAACTTCAATTTATCTTTCTCATCACCAGGAAGTGTACCTAATTCTTCGTTTTTAAGTTGCGTGATTGATTTAACTAATTTTATTTCTTTATATATTTCTGGTTGATTTTTAAGTAATAATAAAGCTTCAAAAACGCTTAAAAGTGTTTTACCTGTACCAGCAGGGCCTGTACATATAGTAACATCATTATTCTTAATTGCTTGAATTAATTTTTTCTGTGTCTCATTTTTATGTTTAATATCTATTTTAATTTGAGATAATAAATTTGCTGGCTCTTTAACAAAAACTTCATCAGTTGTTTCACTTTTTTTAGTTTTTGTTGTTTTTGTTGTATTAGATTTTCTATTCATAAGTAAATTTATTATAAATATCTTATTTAACT